CCTTGAGCCTTCAATGTGTCTGTTAAAGAGTCCTGAACGGCTTTAGTTTCCGTTTTGATTGATTCGGTTAATGCTTCCACCTTTGAAGCAAATTCCTGATTGTTTATCATCCCGTTCAATTTGTCGGTGACAAACTTTTGCGCCTGACCTGTGATTTCTGAAATCAGGGCTTTTTCTTGTTCGTTAAATTCCATTTGTTTGTGATTTTTAATAGTTAAAAAAATTGTGCTTCACGAGCTTTGAATAGTCCACCTGATTGGCAGTTGCCGGATCGGGGTTGTCTGAATTGTCACCGACGGATTCAGGATATGTTATCGGGGTTGCATCGTTGCTTCCAAACGGAACCATGCTACCTTCTTTAATTATTTTAGCCTCTTCTATACCCCACAAATACCCCGCTTCATCAACGGCTTCTTTGTTTACGATGTCGGGATAAACAGAATCGAAGTATAGTTTATTCTCAGCGTATTCCTTATCGTTTGAATTGATGCCTAAACGCAGTTTAACGTATTGCATCCTTACGCTGTTTTGTATCGGGCGCTTCTGTTCAATGATTTCCTTTGCGATTGGGTTTACTATCTTATCCAACTCGATTTCATAAACCAGCGCCTCAGTTGCTCCAGGGTAGTTCTTACCTAAAAACGCCCATGAAACAACCTTAACCATCGGCTTCACATCCGTAGGCCATGCGATTATACTTGTGGTTTTGAGTTCATGATCCATAACGTAGAACAACTTACCATCCTGCTCATTGACTGACTTCGACCAGATGCCGGGCCTGTGGACGTCACCATGAGAATCATAGTAATTGATGGTATTGATTACGGGATAAACTGCAGTTGATTTCATCGGGAACGGTTGCCCCTTTTGGCTTACGGCATCCTTCATCAATTCAAACGGCGCAAACTGACCTTTACTCTTCGATTCGTATATTGCTGCCTTCTTTATCGCTATCAACTTCGATTCGTTGGCCTTCAACTCCTTGAATAGTTCCGCCTTGTTTGTGAAGGTTTTGTTCAGTTCCGGTATAAATATTTTCATCTTGCTTTAGTATTTCTTTTTCAAGTTTAGCTTTCTTCAGGCGTATCACCCTCTCCGCTTCTTGTTTTGTTAGTATTTTCATAAATTTCGCTCATTTGATACTTGTATCGGTTGCCATCTGTGATAGGTTTCTGCCCTATCATTTCCAACATTTGATTGAATGTAATTGCATTCAGATTGAACTGCATTTCAGCGGCTTCTGTGATAGCTTTTATTCCTTTGCCCTTCTCCTCATTGCTTTCTTGCATGACTTCTAAATGGTCATAGGTTTTCTTAATCAGGACCTTCGATACATCCACTTTCAGTAACTCCATTAATTGCATACAATACGATTCTGCCATAGGGATAACCGTATCTTGATACAATGACTTCCACGCGGTGTTTTGATTGTTGAAGGTACTTCCTTCAAGTTGCAACAAGTCTTTCGGATAACCTAATCCCGTTGCGATGTCAAACGTGGCACGTTTATAGGTTTCATTTAGCCCTAATTCAGTTGCATTGAATGACATTGACTGCCATTGAAGGGCTGCATCTGTTATTATGATTTGGCTTTGATCCGGTTGGAATCCATACGCATTTTTGAAGTCACGTTGTATTTCATCCCTTGCCTCAGTACTCATTGGCTCCCTATCAAGTTCACCCGCTGCTGTGTTTGCCAATATACCTCTCGGGCCTCTATGCGTCATCATTTCGTTTTCCGCATTGTAGTACGATATCAGAATTGATATTGGCTTGCTTAGTGGCCCTAATGGTGATTCAGGTAAATAAAAGTTATCAGTCGGTAATGTATTGGCCGTGAAGAAATAGACCTTATCAGGATTGATAACGGTATCAAATTGCCCGTATTTGAAAGTAAACCTATCAATCCAATCGCTGTTCTTCCTTACGTTATACGGATTCTTTCGGTCATCAATGACTATATCGCAAAACTGAGGAGGAAGTACCCACATCTCAGTTGGTGGGAATCCTATCGGCCCCTTGAAGATAACAGGGCAATACCCATAAGCACGGGTATAACCTACAACTTGGGCTTCGAATTGCGCCTGTGTTTGTAGCGTGTTTGGTTTCTTGATGATACTTTCGATTTCGGCATAGGCACCGCGCACAGCTTTACCAGATTGCGGATTAACCACTTCGGTAATGCCATTGCCAAACGCTTCGACTTCTTTATTGATGATTGTGGATACAACAGGGCATTCTTTCAATGCCTTCAGCACTCCATCCGGTGTGCCTGATTTCTCCCATTTGATAGCCCCGTTTAGCCAAAAGAATTCATAAGGCTTTGATATATCAATGACCCTATTTTGCTGCTTTACAGCATCTTTCTTTTTGAACAGATTTGAAAAAAAATTAGCCAATATCCACTTGTTTAAATGGTTATTGGCTTCTAATTACTGAGCCTTGTTTTTATCAGTATGTTTTGTTAGTGTAACCCTTGCAGGACTTACACCTTATACTAATCTTAGTACCTTTAGCAAATTTACCCTTCATAAGCAATTTATCACAAACTTTGCCTTTTAGTTTGCCTTCTGTGATAGTTTGCTTACACCGGATTTCATCCAATACAGCAGATTCGCTATTAGCCACGATGTAAAATTAAACAATGTTTTTTGAATTATGCAAATTTTTTATAAATGTTATTTTCATGAAGTGTCCGTTATCCGAATATTTTATTTGATAAATATCTGAATAAGTTGTAAGCGCCCAATGTTTAACCTTTTCATTGCAGGCCAATAATACATCACATTCATTACCAATGCCTGACTGCTCAAACTCATGCAACTTAGCCCATACCTTATCACGGGCGTATTGCTCATAAAACAAAGACCTTGCAGTACCTATTTGCATTCGGGGTAAATCATTATACGGTTCAAATTGGTATCTATCTTCCAAAATATAGGAGTTAGATTGTATTGTGCTAATTCAGATGCATTGAACCGCTTTTGTTCGGTGATAACCTGTCCATCCTTAACATTCTTACAGGTGTACTTATCGCCTCTTGTGCATGATAGCAAACCGATAGCCATTATTGTTATCAAGTATTTCATTGAGCAAATATACATCATTTTCTATTTCTGTATGAAAATATCGCATATCTAAGCGCATCCATAGCATGATTAAATGCGTCCATTGGTTTGTTTGTCGGTTGCCCATCCACTTCGATAAACCTATATTTCTTTTCCTCCTCAGCTATGTTTTTAGATGACCTCGTGTAAGCGATGCGCTTTTGTTTAACGTGCAGGATACCCGGCATGATCTCTTTCTTTTCGGCCATCACCGCTGATACCTTTAACCGCCTGAGCTGAAGCACATATTCTTTGTCATGGTCGCAGTACATGACCTGCCCCGACTTGTAGCCGTTCTCTGTTGCGTGTTCTTGAATAGCTGCCGGGCTTAGTCCCGTAATGTAGGCGCATTCATGCACGATGTAATCCCACTCCATGCCCGGCCTCATCACATAAACCTTTACTAATGCCGTCGGGTCATTGGTGTAGCCGAAGTCACACCCCCAAATGACATTGGATACGTCCTCCATCTTAACCGAATCCACTATTCCGAAATGATAAACCGCACCCGACAAACGGCCCGTTAAGCCTCTGGCATAAACCTTCCATAGTTCAGGGTCTTGTATGCGCTCTATTGAATCCCTAATATCCTGTGGTAAGTATGAATTATGAACGTGCCATGACCTAAGCACCTTAACTGATGGGTATTCGGTTTTGTTCTCGATAATGCGTTCATGTACCCAAAACCGAAATGAAGGGTTGTAGTCTAAGTAGGTCCTTACATAGGTCCTCATGTTGGCTTCAAAGAAAAGCATATAGTCCACCCTTGTAGCTTCATTTAAGTACAAAATATGGCGTTTACCTCCTTTGGCTTGTTCTGCGTTCTCAAATGATTTAAACTCAATTATAGTGCCGTTCTTGAATGTATAAACCCTATCCGATTTGTTGAAGTCCTTAACGCTTCGTTTAACCAACGGATTATTCGCCACAAGTTCGGCCATGATAC